GATGCTAAAGCTGAAAAAGTTTATTTAGGTAATGTAAAGGTAGTATGGACAAATGGTGAGAATGTTGATGTAGCACCTAGAGACGGACAACCAACTCAAGCAGCTATGCCATCTCAACCACAACCAGTAGATGATTTACCATTTTAAATAGTTAATTAATGCAAGTAAACAACACGGAGATTAACGGATTTTTAATCGACCAGTTTAACCAGCATGAATTGAAGGTTGGTGCAACGCAGGGGATTTGTCCCCTGTGTTCATCTGACCGGAAACCTGAAAACAGGAAACAACAATGTGCTAGTTACGACTGGGAACGTGGATTAGGAACTTGTCATAACTGTGATTCAACTTTTCAATTACATACATATCAACGCAAAGGTGAACCAAATAAGGTATATGAAAAACCTGATGCTATACACTTAGTTGAATACAAAGATTTAAATGAAAAAGTTGTAAAATGGTTTAAAGATCGTGGTATATCTTATCAAACATTAAATGATTTAAATGTTACAGAAGGTAAGGAATATATGCCACAGACCGGACAAGTTGAGAATACTATCCAGTTCAATTATGTAATGGGCGATGAGCTCATTAATATTAAATATAGAGACGGACGAAAGAACTTTAAATTATACAAAGGTGCTGAGAAAGTCTTTTATAATATAAATAGTATTGTAAACCACGATACGTGTGTTATTGTTGAAGGTGAAATGGATGTGTTATCGTTTCATGAAGCGGGTATTAAAAATGTAGTATCAGTTCCAAATGGTGCAACATTAAACCACAACAATTTAGATTATCTTGATAACTGTATTGATTATTTTACAGACAAAGAAAAAATAATATTAGCTGTTGATCAAGATGATGCTGGTGCTGCATTACAAGCAGAGTTAATTAGAAGGCTTGGTGCTGAAGTATGTTACTTAGTAAACTTTATTGATTGCAAAGATGCAAATGAATATTTACTTAAGTATGGCAAAAAAGATTTAGCTAATGTAATTAAAGATTGTAGACCGGTACCATTAGAAAACGTAACAACTTTTAAAGATATAGAACATGAAGTTACAGACTTTGTTAAACATGGCTTCAAACCTGGGTACCAAGTTGGGCTACCTAATTTTGATCGTATTTTTTCTACTTATACTGGCCAGTTTATCACTGTTACTGGGATACCTAGTAGCGGAAAGTCAGATTTCGTTGATCAGATGGTCGTGGGCTATAATATGAATTATGGTTGGAGAACAGCGTTTGCGTCTCCTGAAAATGCACCAACATATTTACACGCTCATAAATTAATGAGAAAAGTTTGGCAAGATATGCCAAAAAAATCTGATATTGGTTCAGAAAAATGGAAGCAAGTTGCTGAGCATGTTAATGATAATTTCTTTTTCATTGACATGGAAAGATATACACTTGAATCTGTGCTACGTAAAGGTGCTGAGCTTGTAAAACGTAAAGGTATTAAATGCTTGGTTATAGACCCATTTAATAAAATACGAGACGTTGATGCGAAGACTGAAGATGTAAATAGATATACAATGGAGTATCTTACTAAGATAGAATCTTTTGCAAAAAAGTTTGATGTATTAGTATTTATAGTAGCACATCCTACTAAAATGTATAAAGACGGTAATGGCAAGATTGAAGAACCAACAATGTATAACATCAAAGGCGGAGGTGAATGGTATGATGCATCTTATCATGGTTTATTAGTACACAGAAATTATGAAGACAAGACTGTTAAAGCAAAAGTTCTAAAAGTTAAGTTTCAGAATCTTGGTGAGAATGGTGCTGAAGCACATTTTAAATGGGAACCAAGATCAGGTTGTTTTATGCCACACGAAGTGGTTGAACTAAATGAAGAGCCAATGCCTTGGGAATAAATGAAAAGTTTATATACAAGAAGAAAGAAAAACTATCTGCCGTCTTATATTGCAACACCTGAAGAACAAGAGTGGAAGTTATTTTGTACAAGAAACAATATAAGAATATCGCCTTGGGGAACAACAGAAGATGGTAAATGGAAGATATGTATAAACATAGGCCCATATAAAAAAGGAGAGAAATGTAATTTTGCTCCTTATCTATATGACAAAGAAACATTATGGCCAGAATATTATAAATTCTGTAAATATTATTATGATAAATATAAATGAACAATATAGGATATTAGTATCTGAAATACTTAATAGCGGCAAACATAAAGATGATAGAACCGAAGTTGGTACGTTATCAAAGTTTGGTTATACTATTAGACACGATATGGCTTTAGGTTTTCCATTGCTATACACGAAAAAAGTTTCTTTTAAAGCTGCTAAGGTTGAGCTTATGTGGATACTACAAGGCAGAACTGATTTAAAGTATTTAGAAGATAACGGTGTTAAATATTGGAGAGCAGATTATGAAAGGTCTGGTAGAACTGATGAAACATTAGGCCCAGTATACGGAAAGCAATGGCGAGACTTTAATGGTATTGATCAAATGTATGATTTATTATTAGAATTATCTAATAATCCTAATTCAAGAAGAATGGTTGTATCAGCTTGGAATCCTGCTGATATGAAAGATATGGCTTTGCCACCGTGTCATTATGGCTTTCAAATTTATGTAAACAATGGTAAGCTTGATTTAATGTGGCAACAAAGATCAGTTGATGTATTTTTAGGCTTGCCTTACGATATAGCTATGTACGGTTTATTATTAGAATTATTAGCTAAAGGCCATGGTTATAAACCAGGTAAATTAATTGGTCAGCTTGGCGATTGTCATATTTACAAAAATCATATTGATCAAGCGACTACAATAATGTATAGAACAACCGATATGTATCATTGTCCGGTATTGCAATTAGATACTATAGGCGTTTGCATTAATAGTCAAAATCAAATTAATATTCCATCACTGGACAGTATGATATTGCATGGATATAAACACATGGGCGATTTACCAGCCCCACTAAACGTTGGAAAATAATGACAGAAACTTATTTTTTATATCACATCCCGGGTAAAAAAATCGGCGTTACACGTGATCTTAATAGAAGGGTTACGCTAACGCAGGGTTATAAGCCTGGAGAATATGAAGTTCTTGATCAATCAGACGATATAGATTATATATCAAAGAAAGAAATAGAACTTCAACAGTCTTACGGCTACAGAAAAGATCACAAACTTTATAAAAATTTATTTAAAATGAAAATAAACGTAACCGAACAAACCACAACATTCCCTGTGCCTTTAACAAAATTAAAAGGTAGATTGCACGATCAGCTTGGTTTGAATTGGCAAACTGAATTTGGAAAGATACATTTATCTGCAAAATTAGCCGATTGGATAGCTTTTAACGCACACACATCAATGTATAATAGTGATAGAAGCTATGTATATAACAAAGCTTTATGGGAAGCATTTACAGAAATCAATAGCCTTGAATCATTACAAGAGTATGTTGACCAAAATAATATTGGAGGTTTAACAATGCCTAAAAAGAATCTAATGATATTTAATAAAATTAGAAAATGGGCAGAAGATAGAGGTATATATTCTAAAGGCGATGCTACGACTCAATATGTAAAATTACAAGAAGAGTGTGGGGAATTAGCTAAAGCTTTATTAAAAAACAATAATGATGAAATAGTAGATGCCATAGGAGATATTGTTGTTGTATTAACTAATTTAGCTAAGCAGAAAGGACACAATATAGAAGATTGTATTCAATCCGCTTTCAAAGTAATTAACAGCAGAACCGGTAAAATGATTAACGGAACATTTGTAAAAGATGAGTAAAGAATATAGAGACCCAGTTGTTGAACGCGTTGTAAACAAATTCAAACAACGATCAAACGTTGGCTATGCAAAATATGGCGTAACGCTTGAAGACGACCCCTCAAAAATGATTGATTGGTTAAATCATTTACAAGAAGAATTAATGGATGCTGTATTATATTTACAAAAAGCTAAAGAAACATATACAAACGAAAAGGATTATAAACCTGAGCACGATGGTTATATGTTAGACAATGATGCAGTCTGGAATAAATAAACTTATGAGAAAGAAAAGGACATATAAAAGAAAAAGAGGTCCAGTAGTTTCTAAAAAAGTTGTATACGATGGAATTACCTTTGCATCTGGTTTAGAAAAATATATGTATTGTGCTTTGAAAAAAGCAGGTATAAAAGCTACATACGAAGGTGAAACATTTGTTTTACTAAATGGTTTTCATTTTGAAAACGAATGTTGGGAAAGGCAATCAAATAGCAAAGGCTATTTTAAAAATAGAGGTAGCAAAAGAGTATTGCCTATAAAGTATACGCCAGATTTTATTGGCAAAAGCTTTATAATTGAAACTAAAGGAAGACCTAATGAATCTTTTCCAATGAGATGGAAGTTGTTTAAAAAATTAGTTACAGAACAATTTCCAAGCTATACATTGTTTAAACCACAAAATCAAAAAGAATGCGACCGAGTAATCGAAATACTACAGAATCAACCAAGCATATAGCTAGGCAAAAGTATAAAGAAAGAAAGATCGATACATTCATTAAGTGGTCAGTAAAAAAACGAGGTTACTTAAGATGGAAAGATTTAATATTTATACACAAGAAATACAACATTAAATGCTATGGCTAAAAAGGGAGTTAATATATTTAAGTATGTAAAGCCAGCTAAAAAAAGACGCACTGGTATACATGCAAAAACTAAAACATCAAAATTAAAAACAAGTAAAAATTATGTCAAACAATACAGAGGACAAGGAAGATAAAAGAAATTGGACAATGGCATTAGGTTTTTATCCAGGTATTTTATTTGGAGTAAGAACTTATCATGGACCAATATATTCACAAACTGTGATTTATTTGCCTTTTGTGGACCTCGCAATAGAATGGGAAAATTAATATGAATGTACCTTTATTTACAGAAAGAATACCTTATAAGCCTTTTGAATACCCAGAGTATTATACAGAAGGTTGGTTAAAGCAAGCTCAAGCATTTTGGTTGCATACTGAAATACCAATGAGCGGTGATGTTAAAGATTGGAAAGAAAAACTTAATGATAAAGAGAAGAGTTTGGTCGGAAACATATTACTCGGTTTTGCACAGACCGAATGCGCAGTTTCGGACTATTGGACACAAAAAGTTGTTTCATGGTTTCCTAAACATGAAATTCAACAAATGGCAATGATGTTTGGAAGTCAAGAGACTATCCATGCAGTTGCATACAGTTATTTAAATGAAACCTTAGGTCTTGAAGACTATGAGGCTTTCTTACATGAGCCTGCTACAGCAAAAAGATTTGAAAATTTAGTTGCTTATGAAGGCAATGATCCCGTAGGGATTGGCAAAAGTCTTGCAGTATTTTCTGCGTTTGCTGAAGGTGTATCTTTATATTCTGCGTTTGCAGTATTGTATTCTTTTCAAATGAGGAATATGCTTAAAGGTATTGGCCAACAAATGAAATGGTCTGTAAGAGATGAATCGTTGCATTCAAAAATGGGATGCCAATTATTTAGACATATGTGCTCACAAATTCCTGGATTAAAGGAAGAATGCGAACCGCACATATTTGAAGCCGCATTAGTAATGCACAATGCTGAAATGACTTACATTAGTAAGATGTTTGAAGCAGGTGATATTGAAAATTTAAAAGCTTATGATTTACAACACTTCATCAAAAAAAGAGTCGGAGACAAGCTTGCGGAGCTGGGCTACACAACTAGGAAGTATAATCAATGGGACTGGACAGAAAAATCTTACGACCAAAAAGCGGTTGATCGCATGGCTTGGTTTGATCATCTTACCGGGGGCCATACTCATACTGATTTTTTCGCTGTTAGGCCGACTGACTACAGTAAAGCAAACGAAGGAGAAGATTTTGAGGACATATGGTAAAAAAAAGAAAAATACTAAAGCTAATAGCAACAACTAAAAGACTGACGCCACTTGAAAAAATGTCTACTCGTATTGGATATATGGGTGCAGGTTTTCTTGTGGCAGCGCAGTGGACAATTGAACCGATGCTATACATTGCTGGTTTTATTTGTGTAATGATACAAACAGGAGCTAGAAAACAATGGAATCTAGTTTTATTAAATATCAACGGCTTAATTGCTTGGATTAATCATTTAATTAAATAATGGGAGTACAAAAGAATATTAAAAAGTTACAAGAACAAGTTGAAGTTTTAGGTGGTGCTTTAACAAGAGCACTGAAAGAACTTGACGCTTTAAAAACTTTATCACAAGGGACACTCACGGCCTTTCAATTACATATTGGAGAAGATGAGTGGAGTAAATTAGTAGAAGAATTAAAAAACCTAGAAAAAAGAAATGTGGAACCCGGATTGGAAAAAGAATGAAGATTACCCTGCGTGGGGTGATACAGATGTATATAAGAAAACAATCGGTGGTGGTTATCTTGTAGGAGATGAAACACCAAAGGATGCTTATATGCGTGTTGCTACAACTGTAGCGAAGCGTTTAAATCGCCCAGAACTAGCTGAAACTTTTTTTCAATATGTATGGAAGGGTTGGCTATGTTTAGCGTCTCCTGTGCTCTCTAATACAGGCACAGATCGAGGTTTGCCTATATCGTGCTTTGGTATTGATGTTGGTGACTCGATATATGAGATTGGAATGAAAAACTTAGAGATGATGCTACTCGCAAAACACGGCGGCGGAGTTGGTATCGGAATAAATATGATTAGACCCGCCGGAGCTAAAATTACTGGTAATGGAACATCTGATGGAATTGTGCCTTTTGCTAAGATATACGATTCAACTATACTTGCCACGAATCAAGGATCTGTCCGAAGAGGAGCTGCAAGCGTTAATATTAATATTGACCACCCCGATTTCGAAGAGTGGTTGGAAATACGAGAACCTAAAGGAGACGTTAATCGTCAATCGCTCAACTTACACCAGTGCGCTGTGGTCGGCGACAAGTTTATGCGAAGACTTGATGCGGGCGATAAAGATGCGAGGAGGTTATGGGGTAAGCTACTTCAAAAACGTAAAGCAACTGGAGAGCCTTATATCTTATTTAAAGGAAATACAAACAAAAATAACCCAGACGCTTACAGAAAGCATGGATTAAAAGTACATATGACAAATATCTGTAGTGAGATTACGTTACATACTGATGAATCTCATTCATTTGTTTGTTGTCTTTCGTCATTAAACTTAGCCAAATATGACGAATGGAAGAACACTAATCTAATTTACGATAGTATATGGTTTTTAGATGGTGTGTTAGAAGAATTTATACAAAAATCAAAAGGTAAAGTTGGCTTTCATAATTCTGTTAGATCTGCTGAAAAAGGTAGAGCGTTAGGATTAGGTGTGTTAGGTTGGCATACATATTTACAAGAGCAAGGTTTACCATTTGAAGGTTTATTATCACAATATGAAACAAGAAGAATATTTAGTCAAATTAAAATTGAAAGCGAAAGAGCTTCCATGGCTCTTGCAGAAGAATTTGGTGAGCCTTTATGGTGTCGTGGTTCGGGCTTTCGTAATACTCATTTGCGCGCTATTGCTCCTACTGTATCTAACAGCAAGCTTAGTGGTAATGTTTCTCCCGGGATTGAACCATGGGCTGCAAACGTCTTTACTGAACAAAGCGCAAAAGGTACGTTCATTCGCAAAAACCCTACGTTAAAAAAGATACTAAGACGGTATAAAATTGATACTGAAAAAGTATGGAATAAAATTTTAAGAGATGGTGGTTCTGTACAAGGAGTGAAAGAATTAGATGATATAATGCTTGGTAAGTATAATGACATACCAGCTAAAGAAGTATTTAAAACATTTAAAGAGATTAATCAATTAGAATTGGTTAATCAAGCAGGTATACGTCAACAATATATTGACCAATCTGTTTCTTTAAATTTAGCTTTTCCATCTGTAGCTACGCCAAAATGGATTAATAAAGTCCATATGGCAGCTTGGAAGAAAGGTATTAAAACTTTGTATTATATGCGAACAGAGTCTGTTCTAAGAGGAGATATTGCCGATTCAGCAATGGATGAAAATTGTTTAGCGTGTGACGGATAATAATTAAGGGGCTTCGGCCCCTTTTTTTATTCTATTTGTTATTCACAAATGCAATAAGGACAATTACAATTTTCCATATTATATTACTTTATATTTTGTTTTTCCGTTTTCTTTATATGCTTTTAAGCATCTTTGTCTGTTAAAATCATGATCAACATAACTAACATGAACCCAATTAGGATTATCGTCAGTCCCAAATTCCCATATGAGCTGATCAAAATCAAGATTGTTTTTAATGTATTCATACATTTCTTTATTTGACATGTAACCGTACGTGTCATCTATATCAATTGCACGTCCTTCACAATGTTGCGATTTACTTGACCCACCAATCGCTTTATTTAATTCTTCACAGCGATAAAATGAATTTATAGCTATTGGCCCGTTAGCCGCTTTTCTTAAAGGTTCAAATATTTTTTCAGCAAGCAATTCCATATTTTGCAAATGATATGCACTCGGTGTATTATCAATTCCTAATATTTTCGCTGTCGTGCTATACACACCTTCCTTATATGTGATATGTTCACTTATTTTACTCATTTAATTTTATCTTTTTGCATTGTCTATTTCAAGAGCCTTAACAACGTATTTTAGCTGCTCTACATCATCTTGAATATACTCTATTCTTAAATCTTGTTTTGCATCATCTGGTAATGAACCCATTTCTCCTCTTGGCCATTTAATTCTAAACTCTTCATTAAGTGCAACAGTATCTTGTATTCTCATTACATCTAATTGCAATTGAGCTATCTCAGCTGTTAGTGTAAACCAAACGCCGGCTATTGATACAATACCAACGACTGCACCAATTACTGCTTTTACGTCTAAACTTACTTTAGAATTTTCGGTTATTTCTTTCATTTTTTATTCGTTGTATAGTGTAGAATATTGTTAAGATAAGCAAAGCTATCTTTAACCATAGTTCAATACTGGTTAACGAAATTAAAAATGCAGCTGAATTTATTAAGTATAGCTTCATATCTTCCATGACTTAGATTTGTATATTATATGTGATTACCTGTTATTTACCTCTTTTAAGATTTTTTACTCTTCTTGGTTTACCTGCTGGTTGTCCTAATGATTTTTTTTCTCTAATCTTTTTTGCTTTTTCTGAATATGACATTTCTCCAGATGTTTTTGGTGTTTCGCTAGATATTCTTTTGCTTGGCCTACAATATGGTACACCTCTACCATCGCCCTTTGTTCTACCACAAGGTTTGCCAGTTCTAACATCAATCCATTTTTCTTTAAACCAACGTTTAAGTGAAGCGCCTTTAGCTGTTTTACGTACTGCCATTATTTTTTAGATTTATTACCCCAATTAGCAGCCCCAACTTTTCTACATTTTGCAATAGCTCCTGAAGCATATGCTGAGGGGAATACTTTGTACCTTGCTTTTACTTTTTTATAACATGCGTCTTTTGCCATAATTATTTGTTTAGTTTTTCTATTTCTTTTTTAATATATTCATTTTTATCTTTAGTAGACATTCCTAAATATTTTATATATTCTTTTTGATTTTCTTTAGATAATTTTATTAATATTTCTTTTTTAAGCTCTGCATTTCTTTTTCTAGTTTCTTTAGCTTTTTTTATACCTTCTTCTTTTCTTATTGCTTTAGCTTGTGTTTTTATAAGCTCATGCTCTTCATTTCTTATATTAACATCCCATGTTCTCCAACCTAAGGCTAATGCCATTCTTTGCATAGCCGTATTATTTGAGTCTAACGCTTCTGCTATAGCTTTGACTTCAGCTAATGCTCTATCTAGTGGTATGTTTGCTCCAGCGGATAATAAATTAGCGATTATTTCATAAGCAGGGCTGTCAGGAGCTAAACCTCTTTCATCTAATATATCTTGATCAAACCTTTTGGTTTGTATTGCTCCATAAACTTTTCTAAGTTTTGAACCGATAGGTGGTGAAACGTTAGCTAATTCCAATAATGTGTATGCATGGTCTCCTGTAAAGCCTTTTGCTTCTTCAAAATTATATCTTCTTATAGCATTTTTTAGTGTTGACACAATAGCCCCTGCTAAACCACTTCCTCTTAAAATAGTATCAATCATACTATTTATAATTCTATCGTATTTATTATTTTTTTGTTTGTCATATGCCTCCTCTTCTTCTTCAGGATCAAATTCTGGCAACAACGCAAATAAAGCATTTTGCAACGCAGCAAATATTAAGTTTTGCACAAATCCATAATATAATATTTTACTTACATTCGTTTTCCAATCACCTCTACCATTTATTAAATCTTGACCAGCTTTTTTCATTAATCTGGTATATTGCATTGGTGTATTTTGGAATGATAATATAAATCTACCTAAATGCCCAGCCTGTTGTTTTGATATAAGCATTGGATCACCTGATTGCTGCGTTTCATCAGATATAGCGCTAAAATCTTCAAAAGCTTTTGCTCTTGCATCTTCGTAGCTCATTCCTTGCTTTTGGTATGTATTTGTTCTATTAATTAAAAATGTAGCACCACCAGTTGCAATAGCAACGCTATCTGCTATTTGCGTTGGTGTAAAACCTATTTTTAATAAATAAGATATAGCTGCTTGAACTTTGTTAGGTGAATTTTTAGCTTGATTAGCAATTTCTTGTTCTTGTACATCAGACTTTAAACCGCCTCTTCTTTGTTTTAATTTATCTGAATTAAATATTTCAACCCAAGCTTTCCAAAATGCTGGTTGATTAGCAAATGCTTTTGCAGCCATTAATGGGTTATTATCTGACCAGTTTGTAAAGTTAGCAAATGAAATCATCTGTAATAATGCTGATCTTCTGTTAAAGAACATTATTGTACCTACAGAATTGTTTACCCAGTTTAACCAAGCTGTTGTTTGTCTATCTCCTGTACCTGGTGGTCTATTACTACCAGACTTCATTCTTCTAATTATATCTTCCAATGCTTCTCTATGCCTAGAACCATATAATGCTTCAATCTTATTTAAATTTTGTTTATCAAATATTATATCAACATTTTCAATAAATTCTTGTAAATATTCAGCTCTATTTACATTTTGGTCCATGTCATTCAAATCTTTCAATATACTACCCGCATCCCAATATGGGTCTGGTTCAACCCAAGAGTCTTTTTTACTTGCAGCTAATAAACCATCAGCGAACCCTTTATAATTTTCGTTATTATTAATTGTGTCTGTTAATAACTTTAAATCTCTTTTAGATATACCAGGAACTTCGTTACCAGATTTTTCATATAAATATGCTCTTATAGCTTGGTCTAATGTAAATCCAGTCTTGCCTATTTCTTTATTTAAAGATTTTTTAATTTCAGGATACATTTGTAATAATCCTCTATAATCATTTTTTAATGCTTGTCTTGCGCGTTCCATTGCAGCAACACCTTTTATATAAGGTTTTACTAAATTATCTTCAAAAAACTTTTGGTCTGCTTCTCCTTGCTTTCCTCTACCTGCAAATGTATATGATGTTAAACCTCTAAAATCTTCTGCTGTAGCTGGTAAGAAAAATTGTAAAGCTCCTTTGCTTGCACCTTTTTTTCTTGCTACTATTTCAGAATATGTTGCTTCTGCTCTTATTCCTTTTTGCCTAGCAATCATATTATTAATTTCTTTGTTTAAATTTAAACCTTTACTTTCTTTTACAACTGACTCTTTAGGTTGTTTAGGTTGAGCAACAGTTTCTTTTATTGTAGGTTGATTTTTTAATTTAGATGATGCTTCATAATCTTTACCAATTATTTCATTAGTTTTAAGATTTTTTATAGAAACTATACCGGGTTTATTTTTTGTAAAAGCATTATAATAATCATTGGTTGCAGGTGTAATACCAGGTTTGTAGTCAGGCATTGTACTTTGACCTAATCCAATTTTTCCTATTACTTTATCCATTGTTACTGGTATAATAGAAACTTGGTAATCATTTTTCAAAGCTTCAATATTTATATTTTTGTCGCCTAATACTTCACTTTTATAAGATAATGCCATAACAACCCTTGCTGGCGGTCTATGCTCGTATCTGTAATCTGATGGTAATTTAGAAGGTAAAACAGTGCTAACATTTAAAACAGGCGCCGCAACTCTTAAAACAGTATTTGTGCCAGAGTTCATAGCGGCTAAAGTTAATGCTCGAACGTGGGAAGGTTGATTTTTTAAATTTTTAATTAATTTCATCATAAAATCCCAAGCCTTACCAGCAATTTCTATTTCTTTATTTATATCTAAACTTCCATCTAAATGTTTTTGCTCTACTTTTGCGGTAGATGTAAATTCTCTAGGTATAATAGTACCATCTTTTAATATTATATCTTTTTTAGTTATTTTATCAATATTAAACCCAGCTTCATTAAGTGAACTGATAACATGCGCTTGATTATAGAATAAATCAGCTCTACTTACTTTCCCAATTATGCCTTTTCTTTCTCTCCCAATTTTACCGGAATTAGCAAATGTAGGGGCAAAGAATGCAACAACTGTTTTTATGTCTTCTCCTTTTGCTTGGTCTATAACATATTGTTGCGTGTCAGCTACATATACTTTGTTATCATTTAATACCGGAATAGATGCCTCTGCTCCTGTAATTTGTTTAACTGTTTCATTAAAATCTATTTGGTTTCTAATAGCTTCTAAATATTCCGGCAATGAACTGTTATCTTCTTTTAATTGCACTTTAATAGATTCAACATCACCATAATTTTTTAATTTAACAAAAAATTGTTTAGCAATTTCTTTTTGTAATTTATCTGGATATGTTTCTAAAAAAGATTCTTTATGAAATCTATATATAATGTTTTCTCTATATTTCCCTTCAGCAGCTGCCATTTTATTTTTGAAATCAGCCCAGCCTTTTGAGCTAGTATAAATATCCATTTGTTCTGGTGTAAAACTAGCTAAACCTTTACTTTCTTTTACTGTACCTCTGTCAATATCTTTTCTTACTTGTTGAGCAAAATTTTCTACAATTTCAACACCTAATCTTGCTTGATTTTTTATAAGTTCTTCTGCAATAGGGCTGGTTAAATCATTCAACGCATCATCTATTAATTCAAATGATATTTCTTCCGCCATCATTTTTGACCATGATTCTTTTCTGCCTCTTATAATTTCCGTGGCATTACCATCATTGTCAAATTTAAACATGTACGACATAAATTGCTCGTCAGTTACTTTTTGAGCTACATTTGGTTTTCTTTTTATAAATTGATTACCTGAAGTCTGACCTGCTGTAGTTGTTTTTACTCTATCTATTTTTTTGCCTTGCCAATCATCTATAAAATTTGGTTTAAATTCATATCCAACTATATTTCCTTTTTCATTTAAAATAGGAATATCTGTAAATTTACCACCTACAGATTTTTGAACAGCAAAAGGCATCGCTTTAGCAAGCCAAGTTGTAGGTGCATTTTCTAATGTTGCTTTTTTAGATTTTCTAAATGTAGTTTCTAACCTGCCGTCTTTTATTGTTCCTGATGCTTTTTTAATTATAATATCAGCTTGTTTACCCATTTCAGTTTTTATTTCTGATATAATAGGTTTAACAGTTTGATTTATTGTGGTTGGTGCATTTATTTTTGATTTTAATACTCTAACCGTAGATACTAACTTATTTTTAATTTGATCAAGTGCTGATGTTGAAAATATATTACTTTTTGAAATAGTTTTATATGTTGGTTTTTCTTGTTGCTTAGGTTGTGGCGCAGGTGCTGGTATTTGTTTAGTTGTATCATCTATTTTTTCAGTTCTTTTTCTTCGTTCTGCTTCAATAGCTAATTGTTTAGCAGAATCTAATTTAGCAAAATTAGCATTTGAATTTATAAATTCTACAAAACCTTGTGCACCAACCGTAGCCCCATCTTTTCTTGTTGCTTCAGGATTAAAGTTTAATAATCTATCAGCAACATTTTGTATGTTTAATTCGGCTTGCTCTTGTGATATAGATCTTGATCTTATATATCTAGCAATTAATGGATGTAAATTACCATTATTATATATAGGGTTAAATACATCTCTATTAAAAAAGTCTTGCTGTGTTTGAACAGTGTTTGGTACTAGTGCTGCTATTTTACTTTGTAAATCTTTACTTTCTACAACATCTGTTTCTTCTTCTGCACCTTCTGTTTGTGAAGTTAGTGCTTTTTGTTGCCAGCTAGCAATAAAATTAAACGCATCATTAGCCGTGTTTATTTTAAAAAAAGGTGAGGCTTCCCCATTAAATTTAGTCAATAAAGAATTAATGAAAGTTTTAGCGCTATATAATTGTCCAAATGAGCTTTTAGGCAAAATACCAGCCGCAGTAAAATCAGACACTAACTGTATAAGCTCGTCAGCATTAACTTCACCATCTGTGCTTTTGTATTCGTTTATTCTATCATTAAATATTTGAAAATCAGAATCAGATAATTTACCAATATTGTTTCGCCTTCTCACATCAGCGATTATGTCTTCAACCATTCCTTTTGCATGAGCAGCAAGTTTATCGTCTTTTATTATACCTGCTTTTCTAGTTTGTATATGTCCAACTTCATGTAATGGTGAAACAGCTGCTATAACAGCGTCTGTTCCGCTTAATACACTTAAAGCAACGCCAACATTATCATCAAAAGTTATAACATCATCATTTATATTCACAGCATTGGACCCCCTATTATAAGAATTTTTTATATCCTTTTTTTGTTTATCTGTATAATTTGATTGTTTAAGAAATTGATCAATATTTTTACCATCAGTTGCAAGAAGGTTTATACCTTTCATGTTTCTAATTAAGTGTTTATAACCGTCGTATCTTCCTCTATTAACAACATACTCAAATTTATTTGGTGCATCTCTTCCTATTTCGCTTAAATATTGTTTTTGTGACTTACCTAATGTTTCTTGATTAACATCAAATAACGTTTGAATTTCTTGTTTTATATCTTCAACTCGTTGTTTTTCGTACGATGTAATCTCCAACTGCTGCCCTAATTCTTTCCCCTCAGCTATTAATTCACGCATTCTTTTACCATTTTCAAAAACACTTTGAACCTCTGCGTCTGTCATATTTCCAAGCTTTAAAGGTATAAAGCTATTTATTTCTGCCGCTTCAGCTAATAATTTATTTTGTCTTTTCTTTAAATCTATAGCCTTCTTTGTTCTTTTATCTAAAATATTTAATTCGTTTTGTATATCAATTACTTCATCTCTTATTTTTCCTTCTTGCCTTGCCTCACTTCTTAACTTTACTTCATTATTAAATGCGGCCGCTAAATTCATACTTGCTGAAGGACCGGATATGCCTAAAGATGTCGCTAAAGTGTTTCTTACAAATTCACCATCTAATCCCTCAATTAAACTTTTATTTTGATCTAAAACCACAATGTCCATAAAATTTTGGCCCAACAACGTCGCTCCTTCTTCTACTAATTCTATTCCCATACCAATACCAACGCCAGATGTAGTGCCAAATGCTTTACTTGTAACTCTAGCTACCGATTTAGCAACTCCTAATTTTTCTAGTTTAGTTAAACCTAAAGGCTTTGAATATTTTTGAAAATCATTTATAAATCTTAATGTACCAAATCTTTCTGCAAGTGAAGCAATACCGCCGTAAGCTATACTATTAAAACTTTTTTTGAACTGGGACATTTTCAATAAGTTTTCCTGGTCAGATATTTGCTCTTCTAATTCTTTTCTTTTTACTAAATTAGTTTCATTTTTTAATTCGTTTTTTAAAGCAGCTATCATTTTAGGTGCTTCTTTTTGCGCTATTTCAAGATTAGCCATTTGGCCACCAGCTTCCATAGTGAAAAATACACCTGTTGCAGCATTTGTTGCTTGTCTCACCGCTGCGGCTCTTGCTATTCCCGCTCCGGTAGCTAATGAACTATAGCCCATTGTTCCAAAAGCTGTTAATATCGAAGGACTATTATCAATCATCATTTCTGCAAAATAATCAAAACCACCTCCATCGCCGTACTCTAATTTTTCAGGTAATACATTTTGTCTATATTTCTGCAAACGATTGTTATAATCAACCGCGTGACCTTTCATGTCCACTAAATCCTGATACCAATCAGCTGTTCTTGCGTCATATTTGTTACTACTAGCAAAAAAAGCAGCAACATCGCCTCCACCTTTTAATATAGATGATCCTAGCATTGCAGCGCTACCCAAGAAAGATTCTTCCATTGTGTGTAAAAATCTATCCATTCTATTGTAGTTCTTACTTAATGAATTGCTCATTAAATTAATGTCACCAACTTCTAAAGAAGCTTTATTTAATTTTTCTGATTCATTAGTTATTTCAGTGCCTAAAGCTTTCAGCTCTTGCCATTGATTATCTAAATTAGTAAATAAATCTTCCTTAAATATGTTATCGTATTCTTCTGCTAGTGCGTTACGTTTTTGTATTTCTGCTACGGTGGGGTTTTCAGACATGGTAAAATTTTTAATCTTTTCTTCCGTGTCTGCTATTCTTTTTTCGTAGCCTTTATATGTGTTAGTGTATTTTTCCTGTTTTATTTTAAAATTATCAAATTTTATGTCAAGATCTTCAGATGATTTTTTAACCTCATTGTTTAATTCTTTTACAATAGGAGTATAATCCGGTTGCTGAAAATTTGCAACTCCAGTTTTTTTGTATTCTTCTAAATTTTTATTAAAAGTATTTGAATATTCTTCATAAGCTTTTTCTTTTGCCTCTCCCTCAAATATTTCTTTTTCAATAATATTTCTTTGTTTATTACTATAACCCCTTAATATTAAATCAGATTTTTTACTTTTAGATTGTTGAACAACTTCGCTTTTTGTTTGTTCGTCAAAATCCGCTAAATTTAAATATTTATTTATGTTTGTTTCATCAAGTCTAACACCATCTTTGTTTGCAGCTGCCTCGATTTTTTTCCATTCTTCATATTTTTTATTACCTAATGATTTTTTTAAATCTTCATCATACGTATTTCTATATTGTATAAACCCAGATTTTCTGCCACCTGGTAAATCAGGATAATAAGTTTCTCTTTCTATTTGGGGCTTTAAGGTGTCATACATTTTAAGACCAAAATATTCGTAACCTATTTTTGTTTTTTCAGTTTCGGGTGTTATTTTTTTTATGTCTTCTTTGTATTGCTTTGCACCATCTAAAGCTGTTTTAACATCATCTTTAGCATCCACGGTTATGACAACCTCTTCTAATTTTTGAGTTTCAGCCGTATCTTGCGCATTAACTTGCGCTTGAATTTGCTTAAGCTTTCTCCTTAATAATATAGCTTCTTGAGAGTTATCTGTAGGTTTAAGTTGATTTACTTGCTCCTGCAGCTCCAGTAATTGCTCATTTAATTTTGGATCTGCCATAAAATTTATTTTCCGAATTTAATATCTCCAAAACCGACAACCATTGTATTTAATGCATCAGGATCCGACACTATTTGATCTTTTGTTAAGTTTTCATTTTTCATAATACCGCCAGCTGGGTTTGGTAAGCCTGGACCATAACCACCAAATTCCTCATACCAAATAAAATCTCCTTGATTTCTTGTGCTAATAAAAGGTATTGAACCATCTACTGATTTAAATGTTCCCTCTCCTCCAGGGTTTTGTTTGCTATTATATTCCCCCTGCCCTTGTCTATGTACATTTTTTAAATGTTCCATTATTTCACCAACAACTGCCCTCTTTTTTATTTGATTATCATCTTCATTAGGGTATTGCTTTTTTAAATTTGAAAGTTTTTCATCTGTAATTGCAGTTCCAAAATTTAAACCAGAAATCATAGGGTCTACTAGTAATGAATTAACACTACCTGGATTATCAATACTTTGATTTAATTTAGTTTCTAATATATTTACATCAGCTTCAGTTAGAGGTTCATTTCTTCTACCTTTGTTAATATAAGTTTCAGCATAATTATTAATTGTTAATGCTGTTTTACTGTCTTTATAATAAAAATCATCTAATTCCTCATGTTCAACCCTGCTGCCGTCTGGTAATACATAAACTGGTTTACCTGAATAATCATTAAATTCCATTTTATAATCTTTTCCAAGTAAAACAGCTTTGATTCTTTCAAGCTTGCCGCCAGGCATGCTATCAGATATATTATCTATATTTTCTTTAAGTTCTTGAGCTAACTCAAGTTTTTTACTTAAATATCCATTGGCTGCTTTTGCACTATTTTGTATCTGGCTTATTTGCTGTTGTATTTGTCTTTTGCCTTCATCATCTGCATATTGTAATTCATTATGTAAATCAGCAATTTGATTTTTACCAGTTTGAAAATAATCTTGTAATATTGGCGCTTCATGTTCCCCTACTTTGGTTAAATCCGCCATGTACTCTACTTGAGAATTTAATTGCTGTTTTAATTGTGCGGTTTTAGCAGCCTCTTGTTTAGCTATGTCTAATAAACCACCTACATTAACCTTAAAATCTTTAAGGCCTGTAAATTTATCTGCAGCCATTCCAGCTCCAGCTATTAAACTGCTTCTAATAGATGCGCTTTGATTTGTTTTTGTTGCCATGTTATCCTTTTGGTGTTAATAAGGTTTCCATTGGGCCCGCTAAAGGACCCACTCCTCCTGCTCCAGCCGCAATACCAGCCCCGGCTATATCGCTAATACCTCCAAGCAATTGTGATTTTGCTTCCGCTCTTGCTTGGTCAGCTGCTGCTTTTCTTTGTTGTGCCATTCCAAGTAACGTACCTGTTTTATCCATTTCTCTCTGCTGAGATACTTGTTCACCCGCAGCAATAAACTGTTGTCTTTTAAATTCACCTTGTGCAGCTAATTGTTGATTTTGTGATTCTTGTTGTGCAATACTTGCAGAAGCTTGCTGTGTTGCTTGAGCTTGTGAATTAGCCATAGATTGAGCTAACGCTGCTACACCTCCACCACCTGCTGCTGCCGCTAAGCCACTCATAATGTTTGCAGCATTTTGTGAATTTTGTTGTGCCGCAAAATCAGCTGCTTGAGTATTAACAGTTAAATTTTCATATGGGTTAGTCATATTAGCATACGGATTAGACGTATCTAATTGTTCGTATTTTTGCTTATACCGCTCCATTTCTGCCGCTGCTGCTCTTTGTTCTCTTCTTCTTTTGCCTCCTCCAAAAAGGGAACCTACTGTTTTAATAACGCCGCCGACTGCTTGTGCTGCTGCTGCTGCCGCCATTATTGGTACTGCCATAATTTATTTATTTATATATTATAATTACATATTAACTACTTATACTAATCTCAGAACCAACTGAGTACAATTCTTTAAAATCTGTAGACGTGTTTGTCATTTTTGTTTCTGCGTAATATCCTAAAATACCTGATGTATTGAATTTAGCATCTTTGCTATAAAACATATATGCAGACGCTTGTGGCACTTCTGACCCATCTACAATAGTAATTGTTTTACTAACTTTATTTATTGCCGTTATTTTACCTAAATCTTGTTTATTACTTGATGAATCTACATAATATAAATTATCACCAATTTGTAGATCATTATTTAAATTAAAATTAAATGTAAATATTCTGTTTCCACTATTTGTTGTTTGTGAAGTTAAATTACCTAAGCCTTGTACATTTAAAGCTTTAGTATCTAGAGTGTTTTCATTTTCAGTAACACCAGATATGTAGTTGTAATATTTACCTTCTTTTTCAACAAACGAAGGAACTGAACCGTCTTGCTTATCAGTAACGATGGTAGCACATGTCCAACCTGAACTGCCTTCGTAATTTAATGTTCTAAAGTTTTTAACATTTGCAGGTGCTTCGTTAAATAAAAATGTAACTTCAGGATTTGTTTTTACACCATAAAAAGTATTTCTCACTCCTGACTCGCTATGATGTTCGTATAAACTACCATTTTTAAATGTGTAATACTTGTTATTTATACTCAATCCACCTTCCGGTAAAAATGATTTTCTACTTGCCCATCCGTTTATTGATTCAGAATACGAAACTGTAGTTGCAACGCCTGTGGGTAATGAAACATTATATTGATTTTTAACCTCATCATATGTTCCAAATATTCTACCATAATTAGAATTTGAAACTTGCGCCCTTAAATTATCTTTAAAATAATCTTTCATTCCGTAATTTGAAACCTCAGTAATTCCATCTGCTGATAATCTTAAAACGCATCCTCTTACTTTATCTACAAAATAAGATCTGTACGTATAATCTACAAAGCTTTCAGGATTTTGACAGCCATATGATCCAAATGTCGCGGGTATAATAGCTTGACCTAATACTCTATTGCTAGCAATTAATTGTGGATTACCATCTGCATTAAATACAGCATCTTTATTTGCTAATATTTTTACAATTTTATCTTCGCATAAAGCTAGTAAATCAGTGTCTCTTCCATAAAGCTTTTGTATACTACCATATTCTGGGTTTAAATCTTTTGTAATTTTATCAGCTATAATAAATTGATTTAATTTATTTATACCTGTTTTACCATTGTATATTTGTGAATATATTAAGCCAGACTTTAAAGTTTCTTCTTGATAATTATCCTCAAATACAGTTGAAACACGAACACCTTTACCTAGCGCTGGCGCATTATAATCATCTCTTATAACAAACGATTCAACCCCATTTTCAAAACTATAACAGTTATGATATGATAAATTATTAGCTTGCCCATGATTACCTTGAACAAATACTTCTTGAGTTTCGTAATATATATCAATATCTACATCATCTTGCGGCTCAACTTCAAATATAGGTGGATTAGTTATATTTTTTAAACTATCTTTTTTGAAATCATGTACTGTTATTGACATTTTAGTTGCTGTACTGTCTACAGTTCCAAAAAATGTTCTAACATCACCATCTAAATTTTTATTAAACTTCAATGTCCAAAATCTTCTACCATCACTTGCATCACCAATAAATACATCTTCTATTTTATAAAAATTATTATCTAAATCAGTTCCGTTTGCTTTATATTTGTTAAAAAATGATATATAATTCCCAGCTTTTAAATTGGTTGTAAACGCATGGCTTCTATAGTATGATTCTGGATCATCAAAAGCTTTTGTTGTTCCTATAGTTATATGCCAACCTTCAGTTAAATCTAATTGCGATGCACCTAAGCTAGCAATATTAGCTTGATTAAAACCTCCTGATTGCGCTGCCAAGTTATATGTTGAAGATGAATTTACTCCATTTTTACCACCAAATCTAATAAAATATTGTCTATCTGGATTGCTAGGATTACCTGATGTTCCGCTTGTATTATTTTGTGCATCGCCATCAACTCCGTTTGTTGTAGATATTGCATTCAAGTTATTAACATTTGTGCCAACGAGCTCTGTTAATAAATTATTATCTGCTTTTAATTTAATAAAAAATCTACCTTCAAACTCAGGACTTCCTGATTTATCAACTTGTTCTACGCCAACTAATCTACCGCTAACTTTAGCACTTGTTGGGTTGTTTTCATAATCATCATATAATATTAAAATATCATTACCAAATTCTTCCTCAAATGTTACTTCAACATCATCGCCTCCGGTCATGTGTGTTTCCAAAGATTTAACAGTATATACTTTTGATTTAGCATCTGCGTTTTCAAATCTTACTTTTTTGCCTGGCGCTAACGCAGCTCTACCTTCTATAGATGTTCCAATTGCTGTTTGTAAATCGCTATCGTATACATTTCCAGCAGCATCTGTATCTTGCCATTTAAAAAAATCTCTTACGGTTATTGTATTATGATTTGGCACAGGTGTACAACCCGCTTTTATTGTTGTTTGTTCAGTACCATCTCCAAATTGTGCGGAATATTTAAATACCGCAGGGTCATAAGTAACCTCAATAGGTTTTGCTAAAAAAGATGGGGGTGCGGATAACTTATCTAATACTTTAAAACTTGTAGATACTTCGGAGGGCACGTTATCTCTTCCCTTTTTTAATAATATAATGTCTTCTTCTTTTACTTTATTTATTTCAGAAGAAGGAAAAGATATATACATATATCCTTCATTGTCTTGATAAAAACTATCTGCAGCTAAGTTATAAACAGTTTTGGATATTTCTTTTATAAAATATTTATAATATTCTGCAAAACTAGGCCATGCTGACGTGATTTTAGGTTCAAATTTAGTTAAATTTTTAGCTTGACTGAACGGAACTTTTATAATACCAGATTTATCTGTTAGCACAGGTGTTTGTCTACCATACTCGTCCATATAAACAACACCTATTTGATATGTTCTATTTGATTTTATAGATAATAAATCTGTTCTATTATCTGTAGGATTATATCTGTTTTTTAATTTTATATCAAAAGTAATCTCATTTGGTAAATTAAATTGGTGTGTATAATTACCATATATAATTCTATTTGAGCTAATTTCTTGTGATTTAGCTTTTTTAGGCACGCTATCAAATAATCTTAATAATTGATTGGCTTCAACAACCTTATATATTTGTTCATTTTTAACTGAAAAACTTGTTGCTAAGCTGCCATTTATTTTTTTAATTGTATCCACAATATAAATATTGCTACTTACAGAATCTTTATATAATATATCTATTTCTTCAACATCTGTAGTATTTATATTGTGATTTATATTATTAATAGTTATACTTCTAACACTATTAATCATGGCTAAATTATAACCGTCTTTTGCATTATATTCAAAATTGCCGCCTATTTTAGTTGGGTCTGGTAAAAATGCAGCTTTTGAAAATGGTGCAAAACAACTATATTGACCATTAGTATATTTATATCTGTATGAAAATAATGGAAATTTTAATTCAAATAACGGGTCTTCCTCTTCTAATATTACTTGCCATTGCACAATTCCACCAGGCACATTTTCACTTATAGTTAATAATTCACCTGAAAAAAATGTTGCACCAGCTACATATGCAGATGATAATAATATTCTTGCTTCTAATTTTGTTTGATCATCACCTTCTAAAAATGTATATTTTAATGTAACCACATCTCCTGGTTCATAATTAGGTGCTAATGTAAATGTTCCCACAATTGTTTCACCAGATTCTTTAGCATCACTTAATGTATTTACATTTGTGCCGCTGTCGGATAAATTTAATGAAACAAAAACGTTTGTATTACCTGAAGTCCCATTCCCACCTCGTGTTGACGAACTCAACACTAAAGTTGGTGCTTGTAATGGAGATTTTTTAATAACAGTAATTCGTTCTTCTGATAACCCTGTTGTATTTGTAAGAAAATTTGTTGTTTGTGTTTTCCAATATGCAATATCAATTTGCTTTGGTTCGTTTAAATTATCAGTAAAATATAATACACCATCTAATATATTTATACCTGTAACTAAATAAAATCTATTGAAATTTAAAGCACCTATACTCCAATCGACTATAACAGGTGATAATGTGTTTGTTTCAATATCGTATTCAGCTATTATATCTCTATTTTGAAATGTACCATTTATAGGGTGTATAAATTGATTATCTTGTATCAACCAATATATTTTGTTTTCTTTTGTATCTTTAACATACCCAATACAATATCCTGATGAAATAATAGATTCGCCATTACCAGGAATTGATCCTACAACAATATTACCTAAAACATTTTTTAATGCGCCTACGTCACTGCCTTCTGAATAATCAACGTCAATGTTTAATGCATCTCTATATTCACCATTAGGAACTAATCTTTCATCAAGGTCTTTATTCATTTTACCTTGTATAAAAGCATTTTTAATTTCAGGCATATTCTAGTGTTTTAGATGTTTTGATTTACCTCTAAGGGTTTGTGTAAGCTCGGTAAGTTTTATATTTGATAATCTAAGTTTTGCTTTTCTAACGGAAGCGAACTTGTCTTTTCTATACCTCATAACTAAGTATTCGGGAGTATTCGCTCTTGCTTCAAGTATATAACATGCTATACATTTGTACATTGCTTCTTCTGCTAATTTATGCACTTTCATTTCTGCATCCGTCCCTAACCCGTCACTTATATATTTTAACGTTACAATTTTATCTGTTAAATTACCAGAAAAATGTATCCTTGATTTAATAGGGTCAATATAGAATGATCCATTTGAATTCATATGTTGTGGATCTGAACCATATCTTTGGCCATTCAGTGTTTGAAAACTTCTATTGTCTTCTAAATAAAAGTCATTAACAATATCTGTATCCGTATTTTGGTCTTTGTATTTTGTCCACGTTTCGGATTCATTAGCTTTTAATAAATTACCATCTGCATCAAATGTATAATTATACTGATCGTCCTGCAATATAGCTTCTGGATTACTAGTGTTTATTGTAGGATATACAGGATGCTCAACGCCGCTTGTATCTGTCCAGCTTACTTTAACATAATTTACATAATCTTGCGGCAAAACCATTACTAGTGTTGGTGGAATTTCAATTTCTTGTGATTTTTCAATTCTAAAAGTATCGTAGCTTAATTCTTGCAATGCTCTTTGAGCATAAAAACTTACGTTGTTTCTTTTAATTTTAGGGATTATTTTTTCTTCACCAACATAAGATAGCATAAAATTATTTACAATATCTTTTAGTGATATAAACTGATAGCCTCCAAAATTGTTGCCTTCGTAATATGCTTGTTGTGTTTGATTAATTAATCCCATTTATTATGATTTTTCTTGTTGTTCATTTCTAACATCTTCGCCACTACCAATGCCATATAAAGAATTATCTTTAAGTATTATACCGGCTAATGCTAATATTTTTATAACCAAGTCGGTTTCTTCAGAAGCATGCAATTCAAAATTAACAGAATTACCTGCATCATACGTACCTGTTACAGAATTATAAGCCCATGAAACTTCATTAGGTACCTTTGTATAATTACAAGTAACGTTTGATGTTTTTTGTTCAATGTTTCCGCTGTTATCTTTTCCGTACACTTTTATACCGTCTACGTCTTTTATATATACAGGAAAATCATTTGTTGGCTGTGCTAATGGTGAAGATTTAATATATATCCAGTCTTTTTGGCTAATTAATTCAGCTACAGCATTATTGAAGATAACACTACCTAACCTATATAGATCGCTTGGTAATGTTGTTCCATTTGTTACAGTTTGGTTTGTTTTTTCAAATAAACTTAATTTTTTTTCTAATATATCAAGCATATCAGAATATTCAGTGTCGTTACCTGGTATTCTACTAAACTGATTAATATCATAAAAATACTGCTCAAATATGTCCATCTGAGCTTGATTTGCGAGATAATTAAATTCCTGAGGCGTAATATAACCTCGTTGCTCTTTGTTTGTTATAGCTAATACTCTTTGGTATATTGTATTTACGTTTACGCTCATTATATGTTTATTATAGGTTAAAGGCCCACAATCGCAGGCCTCTTACCTACAATTGCTTACTTTAATTTCTTTTCAATAGTTTGATATACTTCAATACCTTCATCAGTTTTAAAGTATGCTGCTAAAGCTGAATATGGATTTTCATCAAATGGAACTGTAATTAATTTTCTACCAGTTGATCCCCAAGTAAATGTTCTTTGGTCATTTGATAATTTAATAATCTTCATTTCAGTAGCTTTAATACCAATATTCCTAATATTAATATTTTCGTCATTTGCTAATTCTAAGAACAATTTTGGATTACTTCGAGCAAATAGTAATAAATCTCTTTTAAGCTCCTTAGAAGTCATCTTAGATACCTTAGATCCTAGTTCTGTCCTCATTATTGCCTCTGCATGGTCAATTTCAATGCTTTGGGCCGCATTTAACGCTTCAATTTCAGCTTCAAGATAATCAATATCGTTTTCAGCTATTTGTACTGGATTGTATTCTATAAATTTAGAACCATTCCAAGGGTGATATAATGAAAGAAATTTTTGTAATGTTTGTTTTTCTTTTGGAACATATAACTGACCATCTCTAAAAATAATATGACTCAGTCTTTCTGGTCCTTTCATTTCATCTTGAAATACTGTTTTTTGATTTTCACAATATTTAATTTCTCTTTCATAACCTAATTCTTCATCAAACCACATTAATCCTCTACTTTTTAATATGTATACAATAGGGGTTTTATTTAATTTTAATTCATAAACCCTATCCTTAATCTCCCATTTAGGAGTTTTATCTTCTTTTTTTGGTGGTGCAACCGCTACGGGTTCCTCAACAGCCACCTCTGCTTTTTCTTTTTTTGCCATGATATAATAAAATAAAAATTAATAAAGGTAAAGATTACCCCCGTAGTTACAACGAGGGTAAAATTTACTTTAAATATTAAGAGTTAAATAATACAAAGTTATTAGCTGCTTGTACTACTAAACATCTTTCTGATAGATAGTGAACTTCCATCTTGTCATCTCCAGTTGTAGATGCTCCACCTACTGAACCAGTAATCCAAGATTTCATTCTTCTGTCATCAGTTTCAGAAGCTCTATATCTTACGTGTAAGAAAGGTCTTCTGACGTTTTTACCTAATTGTTGGTCATACACTGAAGATGTACCAGCTGGAATCATAATACCGCTTAATCCACCTACTAAACCTCTTGTAGACTTATCATTAAGATATTTCCAGTCAGTTTTGTAGAAGTCATAAGAACCTCTTCTGAATCCAGAGAAACCTAAATTAAGCGCCATATCTTGTGAGTTTTCAAAAACACCAAAAGATAAACCACCTGTAATATTTGGGTTTAACCCTGCTAGTAAATCATCAAAGTATAGATTAGCGTCTCTGTCTAAGAATAACATGTTTTCTTCGATAGATCCTTGCTTATCTAATTCTTTTAGTAATGCATCAAATTCTGGTAATTTGTCTGGGGCTGTAGTTGTTGAATCAAATTGATTTGTTGCTACAATACCTCTAGACTCAATTGCTGCGAATAATCCTTCAGATCCTTCAGGAACAGCTGCGTCTCCACCGTTTTTCTTTTCAGCTTCAATCATTACCATTTCTAAATAATCTTCGTATCTTACTCTTGTGTCGCCTTCAGCTTTTAAATACCATAAGTAACCATTTTGTCCAGATTCTCCTGATACTTCTACCCAACCGATTTGAGCTGTGTCAGAACCATTTACTTCATAGTGATCTTTAATAATAAGTGGTTTATTAGTAAAAGATTTGAAGCTTGGCTCTACAGCGTCAGTCATGCTAGCTGTACCTTTGTTAAATTCAGAACCATAAACAAAGAATTTAATTACTGCTGCTGTATCAGAAGATGTTAAAGATCCTATATCTTCTAAGTTAGCTCCACCGTAAGGTTTGATAGTTAACGCAGATGTAGAAGCTTCAATACCAGCTGTTACATAACATTTTACAACTTCAGTTGCTGCACTTGAGTTACCTGTAACAGAAGCTACAATAGTTGCTCCTTTTCTTACAGCGTGTGCCTCAGCAGTACCTGAATCAATACCAGTGATTGTACCTACAGAACCATCTGTACAGTCTACAACACCATTATATGCTAGGTGTAATCTACCTTGCTCAGACCAAATAACTTGATCAGAAGCCATAGGCATTTCAGCACCTACCATTCTTAAGAATGAAGATACAGTTCTATTTCCGTATCTTTCAACTTCTTGCTCATATAGTTCAGGTAAATACTGCTGTGACCAGTTAGCACCACCTGCACCATGGAAGTTTAAGTAATTAGACGCAAGTGTTGCTTTTACAGCACTTGGGCTAATTATGCTAGCAGCCGCTGGGCCGCTAAACGCTACATTGTTGTTTGCCATTTTTAATAATTTTTAAGTTTTAATTTTAAACCAGATGAATCGTCTCCACTAACTATCCTCGCTTTTAAACCACCAACCTCAATTTCTTGATGACTAGATCTAGGATCCATTTTGATGTTTTTTGCAGATTTAACAGATTCTTTAATAGCATCTGCTTTACCTTGCTCATAAAAGTGATTTGCGATAGCGTCGGCATTCATCGCAGTAAACAAAGACTTATGATAACCGGCAGCGTCGTTCATTTCATTTTTTTCATTCAAGAACCTCTTGACAAAATTATTGATGTCGCTTTGAGTATTTTTAACCTCGTTCACATTTTTGACATTAAATCTATATCTTTTGTCTCCAACATTATATTCAAAACCTTTGAATTGGTTATTGAAAAAAGATTTAGTTTTGTTGTCGAACACTTCTCTTTGAGATCGTGTTATTTTTTCTTGCTCTGCACTTTCTTTATTGTATCTATTAAAAAAGTCCATTGCTTTTTGCTGTTCAGGCGTTAACCTTGATCCAGCCTTAATTTCTTTATAATAATTAGACTTTTGTGATTCAAGATGATTTTTTGCTTGTGCAACCTCTTCTTTAAAAGCTAATTTTTTTCTTTTTATATCTTTAGGCTCATCTATTTCTTCGTCATATGAAAATTTATCTTCTATTAAAAAGTTAATTTCATCTGCTGATAAATGAGGTTTAGACCTAGTGTAGTATTCATGCAATAAGGACATGTCTTCAAATTGCCCGTAATCTTTGTTTAATGCTACATAATCTTCTAAAGTTCCACCTGTTTCATTCATAAACTTAACTAAGTCTTGAATATTTTCAGGATATTCTATTTCTTCTTTAACTTCTGCTTTTTCAACCTGTTCAACTTGTTCTTCCTCTTGATCTGCAACCACTGCAGCCTCGTCATCACTGGTTTGTTCATCCGTTATTTCTTCTAATACTATTTCTTCCTGTGTATCCCGCACATCTTCATTACTTTCTCCGGCAGGTTTTTCGTCCCGTATTTCTTCGACCACTTCTTCGCTAATTTTGGGTTCGTTTTGTACAGGAACCTCATCTGTGCTTTGCTCTTGAACGGCATCTGTTTCTTCTTTAGGTTGTTCTTCAGTTACTGGTGGTTTCGAAAGATCCACCTTGTACACTCCAGATTCTTTATCAAAACCTGCATTTTTTTGTACAATTTCTTCTTTTTCTTGTATAGATGGCTCTTCAGCATCTAAAACTTTTGCTTTTACTTTTTCTGACATGATAAAATATTATATGATTATACATTATATATTACTTAGGTTCAAATGCACCTAAGCCAAATCCACCACTTAATATATCATTACCCGATGATTCAAAGGGTTTAGCGGTTTGTTTTTGCGCTTTCGCGTCTTCTTTTATTTGCAATTGTTGAGTTGATGCTTGTTGCGCCATGCCCTGTAATTGCATATTTATTTGAAATTCTAATTGCATTAATTCTTTTTTCATTTCTTTTTCAGCTTGAAGTCTTTGCATTTCCATTTGACTTTTTGCTGACTCCAGTTGAATTTTGCTTTGAGTTAATGCTTGTTGTTTTTGCACTTCTGCCTGTGCTGCAACCTGTTGAGCTTGAGCATTTGCTTGTGCTTGTGCTTGAATATTTTGTTGTTGTATTTGCTGGTCTCTTTCTATTTTTTTCTTTCTTCTTAATTTTAATAGTTGATTTGCAAGTTTGATATTTTTAATTTGTCTAATATCAATAGCATCATCTAAATCAATATTTTGTTGACCAATTGCAACCTGAATATTATTTTCAAGCATTTGTTTTTCTTCTTCATCTGGCGCTAATTCTAAAAATATACCAAAGTCATAAAGATGTAATTCAGTTAATTCTTGTAATGTTGCGACGTTATGCGCACCAATACTTTGAATAAACGCATCTCTTGTCGGTGAGTATTCTAATACATCAGATATTCTTAATGATATTTTTTCTGCGGTTTCAGCAGTTAAAAATAATCCAGCTTGTAATATGTGTCTTGTTGCTGTATTACTATTGGCTGCTGCAAGTTTCTGTACACCAACTAATGCGTTTTTATCAGGTGTGCTTCCATCTCTTGCTTCATTCAATCCAGTAGCATCCCTAATCATTTGCATATAATAGTTATATGTACTAATTAATTGTGCTAATTTATTTGCTCCTGCATTATTACTTATTTCTTGAATAGGTACTTTGCCCGGATTCATATCTCCTTCTGACGTAAATGATCTACCAATAACAGAACCTGTTTGGAAAAACATATTCAATGCTTCCTGTGGATTATAATTTGTTCCGTTACCTAAATCAATTTCAGCTAATCCATCAGCATCTAAATATACACCATCCGGTACCATTCTTGAAAGTACTTGTTGTATTTTTAAATGTGTTAATTGTATCATATCCGCAAAGCCTGTAACTCTACTTACTAATGATTCAATTCTACCATTGTATACTCTTGGTGATACCAATGAGTAATTTAATTTAACTTTATTAACATCGCTTTTTTCTCTTAACATATTATCAGCAAG